CTTCAAGGTCTTCTTTTGCGGCAGCAAAGCCATTTATATAATCTTGAAAGGATTGCCAATGTCGGTTCTCTAGTGGATCTTGTTCCGTAGATTCGATAATCTCTATGTCTTTGCCCTCTGCAAAAGATGGAGCATCTCGGCCAAACTCATCGGGTGAGTTAGGATCAAGCCCCGGTGCTTCCAATCCACGAAGTTCCTCTTCCGCTTTGCGAACCTCATCACCACCCCAGCCAAAAATGCCACGGTCACGGTTCCACTTACGCTGCTGAACCTTCCTTCGGGCAAGATCTTCCTCTGACAATGCACCACCAGAGGCATCATTGGACGGTGATTTTAAGAAAGGGAATACATTCTCAACTTCTTCCTGTGGGGTTCCTCCACCAGAATATTCCTCATCTCCAATAACAGATAGCATCTCATTGATGATAGCAGCCATCTCAGCATCACCACTATTGTAAATCGCCTCTGCGCCTTCTCGTGTTAAAAGATCAGGAGGAGCACCGGGGTCTTCTTCAACTGCTTCAACTGGCTCGGATGGAGCCTCTTGTCCTTTGCGCACCCAGCCCTCACGAAGAAGCTGATTGATCTTCTGCTGTGTATTGTAGTCAGCTCTGCTCTTGGCCGCACCAGCGCCAAGGAGTTGAGAAAAAAGTTGTCCTATCATTAGTATGCCCTTTACATGTTCTCAAACGCGCCGGGGTTTAGCATCATCTGGTAGTTTCTCATGTTCTGATCCATCTTGTCTTGATAGGTTCCAACAGCCCCTCGCTGACCACCAAGACCCGTCATTGCCGCACCGATGTTAGGCTGTATAGCAGTCCCAAGACCACCCAGCATCATACGCAATGCGTTGTCGTACGAATCCTGTGGGGCCATGTAGGAACGGAATACTTGGTCAAGATAGTTGTTGAAGTCCTGCGTTGCTTGGCGCTGTAGCTGATCTTGGAAGCCCATCTCATCGCGCACCCTGCCTCTCTCAAATCCTAATGCCGATGCTAGATCCTGCGCCCTACCACGCCTAATAGCTTCATCGCCACGTGCCGCCTCACGACCAAACTCAGAGGTAATACCAAGCTTGGCTTGAGCGCGGTCTTCCTCTAGATCTGACATTGCCTTTCTAAATCCCGGCGAACCAAGCTGATCCATGACAGCAAAGCGGTTCTCTAGATTTTCTCGTTTCTCGTCGTAGATCTTATCAAGGTAGGCAGTTTCGCCGCCAAGGACTTCATCCCTTCTAGTGTCATATGGACTAGCTGCCCCCATTGACTCCAGTAGGTCATTGTACAAAGGCATCTGAAGAGCTTGCGTATAGTCGGTGATCTCTGGCATTGCCAGTTCTGGTGGAGACTCAAAAATATTCTCACCAGCCATGCCAGCAAAAGGCGTAGCTTCTCCAGCCGCATCGCCACCAGTTATAGCATCGACATCTTGAAGCTTATTAAGCTCTGCCAGTAACCCACCAGACCTAAGCTGTTCGATCTCATTCTGCATTGCTGCTACGGGATCGCCTAAGATCTCTGTCAGCATATCATTGAGATCGCCTTGTGGGAATAACTGAGGAGCTATCCTATCTAAGAAAGCTCTTTCGCCACCCTGCATCCACTCAGGCAGAAGCTGCTCTTCGCCGGGAAGCATCGTCCTCAAGTCTTCCCTCATCCTTGGCTCCATCATCTCATACAAGGACATTGGATCATTGAGCCAATCTGGGCCACCGTCCATTGCTTGATCGAAGAAGCTGTCCAGCCTTGCATTGATATCACCAAATCGACTACTTACATCACCAAAGTCACTGGTGACTTGACCAAAGTCTTCTCCTATGCCTTGCTGGCCTGATAGCAAGTTCGCTATGTCTGAACCCATGCCATGTTGACCAGCAAGAAGACCACCTTGACCAGAGAGAAGGTCACCCAGTTGACCTCGCTGGAACATATCGGATATACGGAATTGATTTCCCAAGCCACCAATATCCTGACCCAGCGTCCTACCCAAATCACCAAGGCCCGTAGTAAAACGATCTCCCATCAGATCAAGTGCGCCCGGGCCAACTATAGCATTGCCAAACAGCTTGCTCCCTATATCGCCAAACTGAGTACTAAGATCACCCATCTGACCACCAAGGCCAGCTATGCCAGTGTCGAAGCGATTGCCTAAAATATCAAAGGCACCTTCTCCAACTACAGAATCACCAAACAGCTTAGACCGAATACCTCCAATATCTTGCCCAAGCGCCCCCTGTAAGCCTGAGATGTCTTCACCAAATCTATCGCCAAGCGCCCCTAAGCCAGTATCAAATCGACCGCCAAGCGCCCCTACATCAGTGCGGAGATTGTCAATGTTCAACCTTTGGGTATCAAAGTTTCTACCAATATTATTAAATTGAGGAAGGAACTGATTAGTCCACTGATCATTTAATCCAGTGCTGAAACGATCACCCATCCTATCATATAGATTGTCAAAAGCACCGCGACCAGCTTGACTGCCTTGTAAGAAATCAGCAAGGCTACGGACATCGCTAAAACCGGTATCGAAGCGCTTGCCCATACGATCGTAAAGATTATCAAAGGCACCGGGACTGCCTTGGCGGCCTTGTAGAAAATCAGCAATACCACCGACATTTCTATCAAGTCCACCAAACCGAGTGTTCAAGTCTCCAAACTGAGTGTCTAAATTCCCAAAGCGCGTGCGCATGTCAGCGAAGGCACCGGGACCAGTTACAGAGTTGCCAAATAATCTTCCAGTAAGTGCATTAGTAGCACGGTTAAAATCGCCGCCTAAATCGCCCCGCAATCCAAGGATGGCATCTGAGAGCTGTGTATTAGTAACACCTTGAAAGGGGTTCGGGAAATACCGGGGATTAGTTGCCGCCAAAGATGCTGGATCTACACCCGCATCTCCAGTGCCAGAAGTGCCTCCATCAATCCTCGGTAGACCGCTTAAATAACCGTGAGTAGGATCAAGGGGATCGACAGATGGTCTACTCAAGTATCCATTCGGGCCAAAAGGATTACCGCTATCGCCAGTGTCGAATAATCCAAAGGTCTGTCCAGAAGCCGGATAACCACCCCACGACTGTTGATTAGGCAGAGTAAAGGTATCGGCACTAGGAAACATATCTTCAAAGGAAACAGACTCAGCAAGGTTATAACCACCCGGCTGGCCGGGGATTGAAAAGGTGCTGCCACCAACGGGAAATAATCCGCCACCGGGAGTCATATCCTCAAAAGATCCAGATTGAGTAGGATTACTGCCTCCCCAATTAAAACCAAAATTATTACCACCTCCACTGCCGCTTCCACCACCGGCATTACCACCCTGTTGCGGACCCCTTATCCTCATCCAAGGGTTCATCATTTGAACGGCACTCCACGCATGGCCGGGAATCGACGTTAGGGCATTCGCGGCCCGTTCCATAATGCCTCCTTGGCCGCCTCCACCACCGCCTTCATTTACATTGTAGTAATCTCCCAATTCGAATGTCACAGGTTGGGCACCAGAGCCACGATACATATAACGACTATCACCGGGAGCAGTGCCACCTGCATCGCCAGTTGTCTGGCCTGCTAAATTGGTTGTCGTATTGGTGGTATTAGTAGTATTAGTAGTATTAGTAGTATTAGCAGGAGTCACTGGCGTGGTAGCATTTGTGCTATTCACCCATGTCGTTCCAGCCGGTTCACTAACACTAGCTACGGAATCTGGAGTTTGATCGAAGGTCTGAGAAGTAACCACCTGCTTCCCCGCAGGCTGAACAGGAACATTCCAATCAATCTGCTGACCTCCAAATAGCGAAGTGAGATTCTCAGGACTTAGTTCTACACCATACTGATCTCTAGTTTGATTGTAGACATCATCCTTGGACATAGACATCCAGTCCATGCCAAAGAGATCGGAGATCCTTCGTTTAGCCATTGTTATTTATCCCTATACGCCCAAGATATTAAGACCATTAGTAGCTGACGTAAATCCTTCAGTCTGACTATTTTTGTTGACTTCTTCCGGTGGGGGAGCAGTCAATGCCGCCATTAATGGGTTTTGCGTAATAGAAGGAGCAGTAGGCATTGGCGATCTCTGGAAATTAGCCATAGCAGGACTGCCGCCACCCATCAATGCTGCCGCGATAGAACCCTCTTGCGATGGCTGGAAATTCCCCATTGCAGTAGGAGCCACCCTATTCAGCCTTTCGTAAGGGTTAGAAGCTCGGAAAGACCCCGGCATAATCCTTGGCGCTCTTTCCTGCTCTCTATTACGTAAGGCAGCGAAAAGATCTTGTCGGAGAGGCAAGTCCATATTAGCTTGCTTGGCCTGTATATTATACTGACCCGTTGCAATCTGCATCATCCGCTTTAGGGCTTCTTCTTGCGCTTGGCTGCTCCCCCTATCACCAAAAAACTTCATGATGTGAGGAAGTATTTGCTTCCCTACTTCCAGCTTCCAATCCAAGCCACTGCCAACGTCTTCGCCAGCCATTCTTAAACCTCCTCTAGCTCTCTTATATCTCTACTTTGTGCAATGAGAATATTGCGCCTTTCGTGCAACTGTTTCAAGTCATTGGAGCAACTGAAAATGGCCGCTTTCATAGCCTTCAGTTGCCGCACATGATTGTCTTTCAAGTGCTCAATGCCAGAAGAAATAGTAGTCTCATCGATTCCTTCTTCTTGGATGAGGCCCGTCCGGTAATGGTCCAGTTGGGCCTCGGCCAAGGAGATCATCTGCAACGTCTTCTGGTAGCCTCCAAGCTCAGACTGAAGGCGAGAGAAAAGCTTCTGCAATCGCTCAACGTCACGAAGATCTATCTCATGGATCTTTTCTTCAAGGGTCGGATCTTTTGCCATTATACGTTCCTTTGGTAGACAGTGCGCGATCTCATCATGGTGCTTCTCTCCTCAGAAGAGGAAACAGAAACATTGCACAAGACATGACTCTCTCTAGAAGTCCCAGATTTAACCACTCTCAGCAAAAGCCACCCTACATCTGACGTGTCAGTTCCATTAAGCCTGACCGTGTACCACCCATTCCCAATTTCTGCCCAAGTTCCATCTGAGGCACTAGCAAAAGAGCCTCCGTTCTTACTAATCTGAATCGTTGGCGAAGAAACGCCTGTTTCCAGAGTTTCTCCGTCAGTGTCATCGACCAGCCTAACAGGAACCTTCTGTCCAGAAGTCCCATTAGAAAGGTTGATTCCACTACTCGGAATCGCCTTCGCCATCCTCTACGTCACCATTCTCTACAAATTCATTGCAAAGAGCGATTGCACCTCTAAGTTGTTCAATAGAAGTGGCAAGCTCTCTTACGTTAGCTTGAGCAATTTCAAGCTGCTGAGATTGGCCTTCAAGAGCTTCAGTTAGCTCCTTCAATCGGGCATTGGGATCTGGCATGGTTTCTCCTATGAGTTGTTAGTGATGAATTGACGGACAGAGTTTATCGCGGCCGATAGACCTGCCACTACATACGGTACAATGTCAGGCGCTGATAGAGCAGTAGGCATGTACCCGAGGTCGCTAATAATAGTATAAGCAATAGCACCCATTCCACCCACTGCTGCGCCCTTCGCAGTTTTTGAAGTTTCCTTCTTACCGAATCCGACTTGGATATTCTCTTTAATCTTGTCAATCATTGTGTCCTCTTAATGTTGTAAGGGTCGCATGGCCCATGCTAACAAACTACCAATGGCAACTTGCAGCACCCCAATGGTTGCCTCATGTTCAAATACGGGTGCCCATCTGCCCCAACCTCCGCTAACTTCGACCACTTGATAGGTGATAATGAGTGTAGTAGCCGCTGTGCTGGCGTAGGCTGCTGCGGATTTCTCCTTTGCTTTAGCATGTTCTTTCTTAGTAAGAGTTACAAGCTCACTCTTAACTTTCTTCAGGTCCGCTTGTGTGCCGCGAACTTCTTTAGTCCTCGACGTGAGAGTGCTATATGCAGCGGATCTCTGCCGCTTGCACTCGTCAAGCTGATTCCATAGGGTCTGATAGTGTTGCCTTAATTCGGCAAATGACCCAACAGTTTTTGGGTCGCGTGGTGGCTTTCGTAACATTACCTACCTCGCTTGGGCGACACCTGCCCTTCTGCCCACTCTATCACTTTTGTTATTCTCTGGTTCTGTCCCTCCACGCGCCGATCAACCTTGCCCACCCGATCCCGCACCGACAGCAACAGCCAAGTATTAGCGCCGATCAACGCGACCAGAGCAAGGGCTACTACGGAGACAATGGCGTCAACGTCCACTACGCCGCTTCCAGTGCCGCGATCTTAGCTTCTGCGGCTTCGAGGCGGGTTGTCACCTCTTGCAAAGCTTTAACAAGAATCGGCGCGAAGGCATCTTTAATTGTTTTTCGCATCGTAGGCTCGTGCGCTTTGGCCGCGACCTTTATATCTCCGATTTCTTTGCCGTCAGGTATATCGTCATCAGCAGTATACAGCACCTCTTTGATGCTGTTGTCGGGAGCAATATCCATTTCGCTAATCAGCGAAGGAAATACAGTTTCCAATTCTTGCGCGATAAACCCGAGCTTCTTCTCGCCAACTTTCCCGGGGTGATATTCTGGAGTCCACTCAAAGTTGCGAACTTTGAGCTTCATCACATCAGCAAGTTTATCGGTAGCGTCAACAATGTTTGTTTTTAACCGCTCGTCAGAATTAACAGATCCACCATCACTCGTTGTAATATCCCCATCAGACCACCAATACCCGCGAGTGGCGGCAGTGTCGTCCAGTTTTATATAAAACGATGTTCGATTGTCGGGTGCCGCGCCAGTGAACTCCATTTTTGTGCCGTAAGGAGTGCCAGCATCGTTGAATTGTTGTATATATCCATTTAAATCGATCCGCATACGCTCGGAACCATCCACCTGAAGCTGCATATACTGGCTATTGCTGTTATTATTGACAGCAATAGCTCCATTATTGGCATTTGCTGGACTACCAAACTTCAGAATGCCATCATTAGCATCGGGCGTTAGTAGGGATATACCGCCAGCGGCAGAATTTTCGACAACTAAATCGTCAGCATTGGACTCAGCAGCAACAGATCCCGCAGTAGCTGTATGCACATGCAGGGTTCCATCAGGCGCATCCGTGCGGATGCCAACATTGCCACTGGCGTTGATCCGCATCCGCTCGGACCACGTAATATCATTACCCGCAGTGCCACTCGCAGCGTTATCAAACGTGATATTACCCGAGGACATTCCGATGCGATGTGCCTCATCTGTGGCCTGATATTCCCACGATCCATCGCTGTCATAATGCGCGTTTTGAACAATATATGCCGACTGCGAGGCCTGCACTCCCGGCTGTGAGGCGAGGGCCAGTGTGCCGCCGATCTGCACGAAGTCAAGCCCCGAATGCCACGTTGAAGGCGCTTCACCCACGCCGATGCTCTGCCCTGTGTTTACCAGCGTGGTGCCGTCGAAGGTCAGGTTCGCCTCAGACGTAAGCGCCGAAGTGCCATTGCCCGTCAAAAGTTGATTGGACCCTACCGTTGCCAGCCCCGTGCCGCCATCGACTATGCCTATGGTATCCGCAGCGACAAACTCGCCAAGGCCCGTGCTGTCACCGCCGCCGTCGGGCAGGACTTTGAGGGGTTTTCTATCTGCCATGTTTAGTCTCCGTCAACAAACTATGGAGTTGGTTGATTCTCTTGGTATGTCTGCCATGCAGCCTTGACCTCGTCAGTCCACGCTGCCGCCGCGATGCCCTGAATTTCAGCAGACTCGCTACTAACATCGGCATCTGGATGCAAAACTCTGCGGTGGAACGAACGCGACAACTCCGTGCCGTCCTCACTGACTACCGTTGCAGTGCGAATTTGCAGGTGCTTGTAATCGCCAACGATTTCGATTTTATCATCAACAATAGCTTTAGTTATTGCCATTTCAATTCTCCATTAATATCAAATATGATAAAAGCCACTGACACCAATCCATACAGACCCACTTGATTGATAGATCTCATTAGTTTTAACATCTCCGTCCCATGAGCCATTATTCATCTGTTTATACATCGCAACATATGTATCGTTGGCTCCAACGGCTCCAATCACCCCCGCACCATTGGTCTTAGTCCACTTATTTATCGATGTAGTTATCCTCCACCACGCAGCTATATTTGCGCTTGTAAATGGCAGGCCTGTTAGTATTACAGAACTTGTATCATTGTCTGCACTCGGATTCGTGATTTCATAATCCGCAGCGATATAAACTACACGACCAATCTTGGTGTATGTCGCAACATTCGATGACCCTGTGCTATATGACGTTCCGCTTAGTCCATCGTATTTAGCTACTGGAGTCCACGTACCTTCTTCGTAGTCATCGAGCGCGTTTGCGGCGGCGGTATCGCCGTTGAACTGGATACCGGCCCCTGCCATTCTCAAATACCCACTGGAATCAATTCTGACTCTCTCCGTGGGGTCTTGTACGCCACTGCTGTCAGGTGTAGTCGCAAATATTATGCGACCCGATACGTTATCCGCTTCAAACTCACCATCGCACTCGGCTTCGATCCATGCCGCCGCAGACCTCATATCTACGCCATCTGACCCGCAAAAAGTAATACGGCCCAGCGGGTCACCATCGGCAACTATCGTGTTTGCGCCAAGACTTCCACGAGATTTGCCAAAAAATAAATTGGGTGGACCATTGTCTGCGCTATATCGTGTGATACTTAAATTGGCATCGGCATCAGCAGTACCCAGTATTTGATTTTCGCCTGTGGCCCAACCAACCTGTACTCGTGCAGTATGGCCGCTAATTAGACCATTGCCATCAGTGATCACTTGATCACCAGATAGAGTCGTAGTGCCACTCGCCGCAAGCGTAGTAAAAGCGCCCGTAGACGCAGAGTTTGCACCTATTGCCGTGCCGTCGATCTCACCCGCAGCGACATCGATCTTGGAGACAACCACCGAACCCGTACCGTGAGGCGTTATCGGGATATTCTCGTTGCTACCATCGGAGACAATAGACTGCCCGTTTACGTCGAGGTTGCCGCCAAGTTGCGGAGTGGTGTCGGATACCAAGCTCTCGCCAAGAGCCGCAGAGGTCAGGGCAATGGGGTCGCTTGTAGATCCATCGGAGCGCGTAACAGGCAAGGACGCACCCGTAGGAGTCACCGTGACTTTTGTAGCATTATTGCCACTATCATCGGTGGCTGTTACGCCAGCACCTACAAAGTTCAGGTTAGTGCGCTGCGTAAGGCTGCTGCCCTCTTCTTGTATGGTATGACCGCCACCAGCAGCGGCTATGGTAACCGTATCGCTACCAGCGGTAGTCGTTAGCGTGACATTGCTACCAGCCGCAAGCGTAAGGGTATCGCCCGTTGAGTCTGCTACTACGTTATCTTGCCCCGAGACAGCTACGGTCCCAAAGGCATTAGCGCCCGTAGCTGAGTTAGTGATCGTTACCGTATCGGAGGTAGCATTGGTAGCGATGGTTATGCCGGTTCCAGCGGCAAGGGTCAGGGTGTCATCTGCCGCATCCGCGACTACATTATCCTGACCGCTAACCGAAATCGTCTTATAGGCCAGCGTCGTGTAGGTACCAGAGGCTTGTGCGCCGATGGTGGTTCGCACTGCCGCCGCATCGGCATCGTCAAGGATACTCCGCGCAAAAGACGTTAAGCCAGTTACTGCATAGGTATCTGAGTCACTGGTATAGATCATCTTATCCGCAGCAGTGGTAAGACCAGCTATGCTCGTTAATCCCGCATCAGAGGTTTGATAGGAACCCGATGCCTGTGCGCCTATCGTAGTCCTTACCGCAGCAGCGTCTGCGTCATCAAGGATGCTCCGAGCAAAGGCCGACAGATCTGCCACCGCATAGGTGTCAGACCCGCTCGTATAGATCATCTTATTAGCGGCAGTAGTCAGGCCAGAGATACTGTTAAGGCCAGCATCATAGGCTTGCACGTTGGTACCAATCACAAGGCCAAGATTAGTCCTCGCATCGGCTGCACTGGAGGCACCCGTTCCACCATGCGCTACTGCTACGTCCGTAGCGCCCCATGTCCCTGTGCCAATCGTTCCTACCGTGACAATCGAACTGCTTCCAGCGATTGGAGAATACAAAGACCCAAGGGCTGTGCCACCAAGGGTTATGGCATCTGCTTCAAGGGTTCCGTCAATGTCTGCATCGCCAGAAACATCCAAGCTGCCAGCGTCTAGTTCCCCGGTAAGAGTGACGTTCCTAAAGGATGCAATGTCTTTATTGCCATCTACAACAACAGCCTTAGAGGCAGCGACTGTTCCTGCCGTGACTCCATCAATTGTTTCTAGTTCAGCTTCATTGATATCCGCAGAACCGATAACAAAGCCAGCAGAAGTGACGGTGCCAGCAACGGTCATAGCTCCAGCAGGAGTTAGCGTAAGCTTTGCCGCATAAGAGCCAGAGGTGTAGTTTTCCCACGTTCTAGTGCCGCCATCAGCAACGCTGATCTTCCACTTGTCTGCGTTATCTTCCCCAGCATCGGCAATATGGAATATATCAGATGCTGCACCAGACAGACTTTGAACAGTTAAGGCTTCAAGGCTTGCCCCAAGGCCAGAGCTTTCGCCTGTTAGAAACTCTGGAACACTTCCAAATGAAAAGATTATTCTTCCCGCAGAAGCATCAACAACAGTAATCGTTCCTACTACTTGTATGAATTGACCCCCTGTAGGACGGGTCTTGGTCCACCCGCCAGCAGAGGTGCTGAGATAGGCGAGATCGCCAACAGAAGTAGACGAGGTGTCAATACCGCTCAATTCATAAAACATAGCTACCGTGCCATCTGCATTATTTGCAGTAGTAGCTATTAAGATGCCTTGAGCAAAAAAGTTGCTGCCCGCAGTCGCGTGTGAAACGGCCTTTGCTATAGTAGGATAATTAGTTGTCCCGTCAGAGTAAGTGCCGTTAAAGTAAACCAAGGTTCCAGCAGCAATAGAGCTTCCAGTGCTATTCCTTACTTTTACTCTAACATGGTCAACTGCTCCCGTTGTTCTGATATTGGACGGAAGCAAGCCATTTTCTTGGACATTAGACGAGTCTAACCCAGTAGTATTTAGAAGCGTCTGTATCTCCTGCAATGGAGTTGAGACATGCGTCCAATCGTGAGGTTTACCATTCGCACCAGAAAGAGTAAGTGATAAAAGTGGCATTATCGTCTATCCTCCGCATACCCAAGTAAAGACCATGAATTGACTTGGAAATCACCTTTTATATTTCCATTGTCGTAAATTTCCAGATCAAATTTTCTTCCCAACACACCCATTAAGCCACGCTTATTTACAAACTCGCCAGCGTTCCATCGATTGCCATCACCCCATGATCCACTAGAAGCATCGGTATTCCATTCTTGGAGATTGCCATCCAAGTCAATTTCAGCTTCGGAAAGTCTAGCACCGCCATCTGCGATTGCTCGGGCATACAACTTACTTTTGCCAACTAGTGTAGCACGAAAGTAAGCAGCGCGAAGACTCTTCTCATGCTGTCTAATACCGTCTTCCATGCCATCATACCCATCTCTACGAATGTAGAAAGGTATGTCATAATCAGATCCTTCTATAGAATCTACATCTTGGGACACTGCGTCCATCTCATACACCCACCCATTCTTAGCGCACAAGCACCTTAACACTCCAGATGAACTTGGCGCATTGCTATCGGGGTGTATTCTAGCATTGAATATAGTAGAAACTGGTAGGCCGGGAACCGATCCTGTCTTGTTCTCGTTGTCTCTTATTCTCCAATAAGGGTATTCGACCTTGCCCATTGCAAAAGCAAGGGCAGAGGTGAGATTGAGACAGCAGAGCATATCATTTTGGCTATTGGCACCAAGGCTAGAAAAGGTGGTTTTCTTGGTGACAGAGAATCTAATCTCATCGAACTCTGGGACATAGGTTCCCGTAACGTCATCAAATCTATCTATGGCAAATGCTGGCAAGCTCTGGTGTTCAATGCCTCGCGTTGCTTTGGCAAGAGGCCCAGAAAGATCCAGAAGAGAGGGCAATCCATTGCCTTCTTGGTAAAGCATCATCGGACCATCCGTAGACCAAAAAAAGGCTACATTGCGACCCGTTTGACCCTGCGCTGCTGGAATAGAAACAAAACTAGATTGGCAAGAGGGTCCAATCAGAGTGGAGATATGATCATTGTCCCAATCATACGGAGAAGAGGTTCCCAAGTAATACGATCTGGTAAATGTGCGTCCACCGACAATAAGAAACGAACCCATCGTCCCGACACTTGTTATAGCTTCCCCATGCGCTCCCGTAACATCCACAGACAATGCCGCATCCCAACTTCCAGAATCACGAATACCAGAAGGAAAGAAAGTAAAGGGATAAGTGGAATTGCCAGCAAGAATGAGTCTATTCGCATATACGGCTCCAAACTTGCTTGGGTTAGAGTAGCTGGATTCGCCGGGAGTTGCCCATGCACTGCCCGTCCATGTTCTTAAAGTCACTCCATCTATTACATGGAGTTTATTTGCGAACATAAGCAGACCAACGCGAGTGTTGTTAGCTATGGTCTGAGATTGAGCAACCCATGTATTATTAGAAGTGTTGAAGTAGTAGAGGTCTGCATTGGAAGACCCCTCTTGAACAATGCAAAGCTTTTGGCTTCCATCATTAAAGTGAGCATCAAAGCCAGCAAGGGTGTCTAACGAATCAGTCCCTATTCTAGCGGCGGCAATATGCTTTATACCCTTGTCCTTAGTAACGGCACCACGATTAAACAGATGCCCATTCTTAAGAACGCGATATCGCCTTATGCTCTCAGAGGCATCCTGTCGAATGCCATCAAAGACCGCATCTTCTTCCCAAGTAAAATGTCCACCCCGTTCAATCACTACTTGTTCTTCCTTGGCCGACCACGCTTTTTTTGTGGCGGCTTAACCGCTATAGTGGGAATCGCTAAAGGTATTTTCACTCCGACTTTTTCCTCTTTATGCTTGTCGGTGCGACCAGAATCCTGTATCTCCCACATCTCATACATGTTCATTTTATCGACTTCCACCAAGGCCAAGGGGGCCAGTAAGCGCATCAAAGAGGTTTGGCTTTTCTCTAGACTCTCGTTCAAATTCTTCTAGTTCCTCTGGAGTAAGAGAAGAAATAAACTCTTCTAGTCTTTCCTGTTCTTCAATTTGTCTATCTGGATCTACGATATCTTTATACCGATCAGCAGCGGCTAGTCCTTCAATCTTTGCAGCTTTCCCCCCGAATTTTTGCATTATCTTCTTAATCACATCTCCTGCCGGGAGCTCTGGCTCGGGTTGAACGCGTTTCGGTGCCTTATACAAGCCCTTGCCAAGTCTTTTATCAGCCCTTCTTCCTGCATCTATTAACGCTCGACCCAACTTCCCTCTTTGGTTATAAGCAGACTGTCGGGTTCTATCGGTATAAGGAGAAGTAGTTTGCTGTATTGGCGCTCTTGGAGAAGTAGGCAAGCCTACCCCTTGCCTACGAGTCGGCATATCGCTTTCAAGATATTGCTGACTTTTATGCTTTGTATACGATGGCCCTCTCTTTGGCATTTTCCCCGCACCTCGCGCTGCCATACGCGCCAGTTGCATTAACAAGGCAGCTTTATTCATTGCTATACTCCATGATCTACAGGCACGACGATATCATCGCTGGACATCTGTCTTGCTTGCAACCACCCAAGAAGACTCATTTCCAGCCCCGGCCTTCCCGGCGATCCATAATAAACAGATTGAATCTCTTTCAGCCTGTTCCTGTTTTTAATGGCTCCATCCATTGCCGCACGTAGCGGAATCATCTGATGGAAGTCCTCTGGCACTGGAGAGAGGACTGCAAACTCCGTCTTAGAACCCTCAGACACATTCAGCGTGGTAGACCATGCAGAGCTAACGGTTGCTCGACGCACTACGCCACCAGTATAGTCGCTTATAGTGCGCTGATCGCCCACGCCGTCATTCTTTGTTAGTAGGACCGTCATCCCATTATAGAAGTCATTGCGAGGATCGGGAACACCATAGTTAAAGGTGTAGTTAGGATCGCCAGCAAAGAAATCCAAGGTCGTAGTGGTGGTTCCACCGATCTGGCCTTGTATCATATTGCCGAACTGAGGCAGATAGTAAACGCGAATGGAGTGAACGCCACCGGGAGTTCCCATAACGCGAACTTGGTTGCCCTGCAATATGAAGTGATGATGGTTGGAAAGGTTGGCAACGCCGGGAGCTTCAAAGGATAGAAGCTCGCGCAATTCTTGCACTGGCGGCATTTCCGTTACGGTATCTGTATTCTCCACAAAGACAATACGAGATCCCAGCCGCGCATTCTGCGGAAGGTCATACAGTGCTTGATCGGCTACTGTATCAAAGGTATGCGTCTGAACGAAGTAGGTAGGGTCTTCCCTATTGATTAGCCGTACTATCTCACGATTAGCACTGTCCAGCTTTCTCCAAACCTCGTCTCCAGACATGAAGTTGGAATCCACGTCGAGATAGGATTGGAACTCGGCATACATTTCTTGAGGAGTCATACGACACGGTCTTTTTCAATATCTTTGGAAATGCCGATTTCACGTTCTTCGGTATACTCTTCTACGGATTGGATGTCTTCCTTGGGAACATTTATACTCCCAAAATCACTATTCTCAAACCCTCCAGAAGGGATGGTGTCACTTATGAGGGCTTCCATCTCATTGCGCCTATCTCTATCTGCGGATAGCTGCTTATTCTGAGCCTCTTCCATCATCTCACGGATGACGGTCTGCTGCCCTCTACGATGATGATCTGCCATTGCCAGAGTACGTAAGACTCGCTCGTCCAATGGCAAGAATCCTTTCCCCGGTCCCTCTACAACATGAATGAGAACATCCTTGTTGTAGAGGTTGCCGGGAGAAGGAATATTACGGTAGATCCCCCACCGTTCTTTTCGGGGAATCCACCGCGCAGACAGCTTATCGTCGTACGCCCTTAGTCGCTTAACGAAATGCCAGTCTGGTATATACATTTACTATCCTTCCAAGCTTCCGTGCGCTCTAACTACAAGAGTAATTGTAATATCGGCACCAGCAGTGCTAGTACCAACGCTATCAATATCAATATCTAAAACATCTCCATTGCTTACTCCAGCATTAGCGACTGTTACATCGGTACTGCTGCCAGTAGTTGCGCTAACCGCTATTGTGCCCTTGGTTGCAAAAATGTCAGTAGACCCATTAGCAACTTGAATCTGAATACCATCACTTCCTCCAACTGGCCCGGTCTTAGCGTGTAAATAAATACCTTCAACTTCTCCGCCATAAGTACTAAGGCCACCAATAGGTATAGCGCCTTTATTATCTCCAGCAGCAACAGTGCCATCAATAATAATAACATATACTTGCTTGCGGAGAGGATCGTCTTTTGCGACATTCCGAGTTTTAATCATTGTTATGCTCCATTTATAGTTTGCCCCGATTTAACCGGATACTGAGCAATTTACACGTTTAATAATATGCGGTAGTAAAACTTTCCTCGATTGAGTCAAGCTCGTAATGATAAATGATGAAAACGCTACAGGCTCCAGAGCTTGCCGTTTTCATGCTTAATTCTTGGTTTGCCTGTGGATGTCGTATACTTGCCCCAGCTGGAAGAGTTAGCGACCCATTTGCTGCAACATAGTGAGGTCCAAATAAATCAATAGCAGCAGATCCACTGCCGGGGTCATAAGTGCTCTCTATGCTGACTATCTCAGCCGCCAGACAAGTAACAATCAAGGAATCAATGACCGCTATATGCCCAGCTCTTGCAGGGACTAATTGCTTTGCAGTATTAAAGTCAGTAGCCGACTTTGTAAACTGATAATATTCGTACCTGTTGTCCCTATCTCCTACTAGTTGAGTAGGCAGGACCGCTGCTTCTGCCATTTAATTGTCTCCCGGTAAAGAGGGGCTAGGGATTGCCCCAGCCCCTCCCCACTATTTACCGACTAAGGTCGCGGATAACGAAGTGCTTGGAAGCATCGACGGTACCCAACTGGCCATAGTAGAAAAGCGTAGCATCGTAAGCCGCTACGTCCTGACGACGATGCAAGACATTGCCATCGGTGTCATCGAAGTCCCAATCAGCCAACTGATACAGAGCCAACTGCGACTCATCAAGGCCGAAGAGGAAATCGGTATCAACAGCATTAGCATCGTGACTGACCTGACCATAACGAGGACAATCACGATCCCAAACAATCGGAACACCCGCCCAAGAAATAGCCGTAAAACCTCCCGGCAATTCCATGTTGGTCGAGTAACGACGATCTGGAGTCATCATCTGACCGATCTTGCGCCACTGCGTGGAGCTAGTGATCATCAGACTGATTTCCGATTCCGAGTTCTCTTCGGACTGTAGCAAGGAGTTATCCAGAAGATCCTCAGAGATGCCACGTGCCGTGCCACTATTACTCAGAACGGTTGAGTTCCACTCTGGGTAAGTGCCACGAACAATGCCCTGCAAGGTCGAAGCATACGTGCCGTCATCTACGATACCCAGCAGACCCATCATCTCATTTCCACGGTTGCCCTTACGGAAGAGATAATCATTATCTGCAATATTAGTAGAAGCCCCAGTAACCGTTACCGCAGTGCCACTGGTATTAACAGCGGAAACCGTCATATCTCCATCGTGCTGAGATCCACCGGTTTTCTCTGTGAATGCTTCGATAACCATGCCGATCTTAAGCTTATGACCAGCCGACACCGTAAGCACGCCACTACCATCATCGACAGCAGTATTAGCCGCGAGTACGCCCGAACCATCGCCAAAAAGCTGACGATTGACATCATTGCGCAAGTCTCTGCGGATACCGTCCATTTCCGAGCCGATAGCACGGATGAAGGAACCACGATCATTGCGACTGGCTTGAATCACAGGATGCGTGACTCGCACGGTGCCGTAGTTATGAGCATACCCTATGATCAATTCGACATAGGTCTGCGACTGCGGCGTGGGCAGGGACGGACCGCCATCGGCATCGGCACGTGCGCCAATAGCTTGCGACGGACGAATGTTGACCGGGAGACGAGCATGGCGGCCCGAAACATCGGTCTTGGAGGTGTCGCGTTCCAACCTCGACATCAATACGCGCTTCTCATTGATGGTCGAAGTCAGTCGCGGAAGATAAAACTCTTTAAGTACGGCATTAAACGCATCATTTCCATTGGTATGCGTTACTGCCGAGCCGAGATACTGACTAGATGCCATTACTGATTACTCCTACCGCCTCCCATGACCCTATCTACAGCGCGGTCACCAGCAGCCAAGAAGCTTTTTACAGACTCTTGGAAATTCTCAGACTTGAAGTCCATATCTTTACGATTGGGATCACGAAGCTGATTCTGAAAAGACTCTACTGCCGACTGGCCGGAAACGCCATGCTGAACGGGCGGTGATGATTGTTCGTTGGATTGTTTTTGTTGGACATACTGCGTGTTCTGCTCATGCCCATTACGAAGACGCTCATTGTTCACTTCACGAAATAGAGCCTTGGCATGATCCAGACTGAAGTTATTGCCATATTTCTGCATACCGCGAGAAGCTACAGCGTCACGAATCAAGTCCTTCATAAAGGGATCGGATACACCAGCCTGTTGAGCTAAGTCATCCATAGAAGAGTTGAAATCGCCAACTACCTTCTCATTGGTGGTCTGAGATACGGCTTGCTTCAGCCCATAAAGCTCTTTCGCCATCGGCAATACCGCTTGTTTCAGCTTGTTATCTGCGATCTTACCCGCAGTATCAACCAAAAACTTAACTGCCGAAGGATCAAGGTCTTTGTTCTGCGCCAAGATCTCCTGTTCAATATCTTGAGGTGCTTGCTGTTGTTCTTGGCTGGATGCGGCAGCTCCCTGCTGGGCCATCTGCCCCAAAACACCTTCCAACTGAGCAACTCTTTCGCGTAGTGCTTGACTATCTTCAGTATTCTCCGCTGCGGGAGGGCTGCTGGATTCTTGCACTGGCGGTGACTGCGGTGCTTCTTCCCGAGCGCCAATGCCCGTTGCTTGATGATATAAGTCATCAAACACCGACTCATCGACAGTTTCGGGCTGTGGAATATTCGCTTCAGCAGGCTGCTCTTCGGCAGGCATTTGCTGATTCGTTGCTTCCGACATAGGATATCTCCTTTATCCTCTCTGTTGAGTAGGCTGATTGCCCATTGCTCCAGACTGCCTCATGCCTTCGGTAGCTGCTTGGGGCGCACCTTTTGCAGCCTGTGCCGCCGCCATAGCCTTCTGCTGCTCTTGCTGCATCACTTGCTGATGGATTTGAGCGCGTTGCCGAATAGCATTCTTTACATCTTCTTCCAACCCTTCAAAGTCAGAAGTTAGCATGTAGTCTTTATATACGGAAAACTGAATACCGTGATTGTCGATAGGCTCTGGTGGAGGGATCTGCTCTCCTCCTTTAAGTCGTTCCAGATACCTGCGAGCTTTCTTAGCATCCAGCGAGTATTCAGAGTCAAAACCTTCAATACCCAACTTCTCCAGCACCTTACCGCGAATAGCAGGGTTGCGCATATCACCCAGCAAACCCTGCTGGGCCGCTTGCATGATCTTTTGTCGATGCGCAGACTGAGAGAAGTCCATGCCGATACCGACCCTCACCGACATATCAGTGGCCTGTATAAGGTCAGCACCCTCATAGTAGAAGCTCTCCAACTCACTGTTTTCGCCTAATATTTTAACAATGCGTGGCTCTTTCCAGTACTTGGAGATATTGAGAAGCTTACGCCGTTCATGCTCTGCCAACCCACTACGCCATAGCTTTACAAGGGGGCCAAACCTACGGAAGGCCTGTTCCTGCATGGCTTCAATAGCCGCACCCGTTTCTGGTCCCGGTGGGACATCGCCAGAAAGCACCTCTCGCGCACCCGACACCATCTCCATGTCGGATTTCATCATCTCGCGCTCTTGAATGACTTGATTCGGGAGAGGGACACCCTGCATACGCTCTGGCTTAAAACCTCCAGAAGTAGAAGGAGTCCATCGAATCACAAGACCCGACCTACCGTCTACCTTGGATACCCCAGATCCTTCTGGGACAAGCCACTGATTGGAAACCATCTGCTTCCTATTTTGAACAACATGGGAATCGATGGAGTTGATTCGCTTTTGCAGGGGGATAATATCTCTTAGGAGGGAACCGCCCCAAAAAGAACCGGGGATATTTCGGTATTTAAAGTGCGTGTAGGGAAGGAACTCATCGCATGAGTCCAGATTACCCTCATACAGGATATGCCCATTAGCGACAATGATCATCAGACCCTTCTTCCATCGCCTATCGGGAACATGACGGAAGAACTTTACAAGGACATGATCTTTATTCTTTTCGCGCTCTGGCTGGAAAAAGGTCTGTAAGGCACCTCCATAGATGCCTCCATGCTCTTCATGCTCAAGGTTTTCAGCAACTACATCTTCAGCCTTCTTGCCGAAAAGCGCTTTTACCCGATCCAAGTCCATAGGATCTACTTCTATAGCATACCGCACTTCCTGCATAGAACGGGCTGGCATTGGATAGAAGTTGAGCGGTGAAATGACATTTTCAGAGACATCGCCCAAAGAATACTCATCATAGATAGGCCGACCCGCCTCATCCACCTCGTCCTCTTCCCTATCCATATAGACGGGCCGACCCACGTCATCAAGGGAGTGGACATAGCCTTGGGCAAGGACTTCATTGCACTCTCGACACCGCTCCAACCCCGTAGCTTTGGGGTAGGTCGCTCCGCAATTACTGCACTCAAGCACCTCATCCTGCACTTCTACAGAAGAGATCTTCTTGCGCGGCTTACGGTATCTGTTACCCGCCTTGGCATCCCATGTGGCAGAGATGAACGCATTGCCTGTAATGATCATCCATAGTGCTGTAGGAATAAGGAGGCGCTCTTCTGTGCGGAGTCGCTCAAACTCGGAGTGGAGTATGCGCTGTGCCGCCTTGGCGGCATCCACATCGGGAAGATCTTGCGTAGCGGGATCGACAATAGGCTTAATATCTCCAGAGGTAAAGATATCAAGCGCACGATCTACATGCTGTACTATAAGGTTGGTTACTGGAGTGGGAACCCACTCGTCTAAGGCATGCTTTACAAATCTACGGGCATGGGGCATATAACGCACCCACTGATCGCCACCATAGAAATGAATAGCCTCCTTGAACTCCTGCTCTAGTCCAAGGCGAGAATGCGATAGATAATTCCAAGAGTCCTCCACGAAAGAGAGGACTTCTTCTTTTGTCTTAGGGCGCTTCTCTACGGATGAAACAGGAGCGCCGGTCCCAGACCCATCTTCTTCCTGTCCAAACACGGTATATCCCCAATATATGGTATACCTCTAATGTTCGGGATTTTTTTGGTTATGTCAAGGGTTATTTTTCGACCACTTTGGGACGCACCATGCTCAAAAGAGGCTCAAGGGCAGGGTCCGTGTAGGGGCTGGGCAAAGCATCGTTGATGTAAGCCATCTCCTTGGAACGCTCAGACCACCACTTGACGTTCTGTTCACATAACTCTTTCCAGTTTTCTGGAGACAAGAAATAGGTATTGCAGGACGGGAAGAACCATGCGGAATCCTCTTCCTGCTCTGGAATAACGATAAAATGAGCATCGGGAATAACATTGGGACTCAAGTGGGTGGAAATTTCATCCCAACTGGAAAGCTTAACAGGAAAATTGTTCTTTTCCTCCTGCCTCTTTTCCTCTACAATACGCTCCCTTGCCTCATCTCTCTTGCGATTTTCAGTAGATTCTCCATGAGAGGAACTTCCAGAAACATTCCCCGTAGCCCCATGAATAACCCTTCCATCTGCTGTAACGAGAGAGCAATCATTGGGGTTTGTATCTGTCCCTGTGCCAGTAAAACGACTAACATCTCTCGGCATTTAATAGACCTCCCCCTCTACATTGTCCACGGTGGACGTAGCCTCATCCCACGATCTTGGATTGAAGATATTGACCTTGCCTTCCATCTCTGCCTGTAAGTGGTTGTAACGCACCGTTGTGGCTAACTGTTGGTGCTGCTTTATCAGATATTCTCTCTCTTTTCTTTCGTAGTTAAGATGCCTCAGTAAAAAGATAATCACTACGAGGAGACTTCCCAACACTGGGTAGAATATCCAAAGATTCATACCATTGACTCCACGGTTGAACTGTAATCGGGGTCTTGGTCAAGCTCTTTTTTTCTGGCCTGTTCCACGTGCTTATCGATCAGATTAACAGGCTCTGCGTCAAAGTCGGAATTAAGGTCATCAGAGATCTCTTTGCCATTCCATAGCGGCTTAAGCTCCATGTTCTTAGCTTCACTCATCATTAGATGGACACGGAGCATCTCTATGGCAATGACCCATGCCATTACCAGATCGTCATGTCCACCGGGAATAGCCTCAAACTTAGTGCTGCGAAGAACGAATGTCTCAAACTGCGCTACAAGGTGTCTCGACACGGGGATCGCAGATCGGTCCTCCATCCATCGCCGCGCTTGCGAAATAAGACGATGCCTATTCCTAATATTAGTATTGATACCAAGCTTAATGGTATGCTTATCGTAGGGTTCGCCAAGATCCTTTTGCTCAAAGTAGATGTTTTTGTAGCCCATTTCATGCAAAACACGATTAGCACCGCCATCTTTATTGTTTTCTATGCCTATTAATGCCTCATTGTAGTGCATACCAAGCATATAAGCGAGTTCGCCAAAGGTAAAAGGGTCTACTTTGCCCTGTAATTCGGCTACTTGCTCCCCAGTACTGCCTACAATAACCTCCAAAACAGAGTCATCGCCATGATCAAGCCCTTCAGCAGGGTCACCGCCAATAACATAGGTCTCCGCAGGGACGGGTTTTGACCAAATACGCAGATCGTAAGCCATATTATGCCGCCTCTAAGACGATATTGCCCTGTTCATCATACATTAGCTGCGATTTCTGGTCTGGATCGACCACATCTTGCTTAAAACTGCGGATAAGCTTAGTCGGGAAGGCCAATTTCACTCCAATAGGGACAAACATACCATAAACTCGGGCATCTACCTCGTCTTCGTCCCACTGTTCCAGCAATCTTTCCTTGGCTTGCTTGGGAATATGCGGATTATCCAACATAGACCACTGGTGGAAGCTTATATTCTTGCTATCACGGACCAAGTAGAGGTCTTCATAGATCCAAGGTATGCCTTTCCCCGCCTTCTCGTCATAGATGGGAGTCATCGTTCCCATGAAGTAGCCGTTGGTATCGGCCAGACGGGCTACGCACTCCCCATAAACATCTCTTGGCTGGACCTCGTCGTGATGCACCTTATCCAAGCGAACACCTTGGAAAGTATTCCGCTTCTGTGTGGAAAACTTCACCTGTATCCACGACCCATTGGTAAATCGGATCTGGTGATCAGACCAGCCATTCTTATCAGTATACTGGCACTTCTCATCCACGAAATTCCAGAGGAAGCCCGACTCGTCTTTGCCCAATACCTGCTCTACTATGGTGCGCTCAATGACATTGATAGCTGTTTCTTCGGTGTCAGAGACAATCCATATGTGAGGAGGCTCGGCAAACTTGGGACTCCAGTGCTTGGTGACGGAATCGATCTGCAAGCAATCACCAACGTCCTCCATAAGCCCCGCAACCGTCTTGCCAGCGCGATTGCCAGCCGTAGCCCACTTATTGCGGGAATTATCCATAAGAAAGGCATATTGAGCCGATCCAGATCCTTCCCGATCTCCGAAGGGTTGCCACCGATAAAAGGGAGAGTTCAGAAGCCCGACGATATCCTTAAATGCCTTGGGGTGGGTAGACTCAAAGACATCGTGCAAATGGGGCTTCTGAACAAGCTCATAGGCAAGCTTGGCAACAGGCTCAAGCTCGGAATTAACCTTGGGCATCAGTAGGACCAGATAAAAGGTCTGGGAAACCTGTCATTATGGAGGATGCCATCCAAGTGAATATAGCGACTACCCACTGGGCCAGACTGGGCAACGCCAATGCCATAGATGCCGCTCTGAGAAGAAGGGAAGACCTCAGAGAGGAGACGCATAGCCTTATTGCCATAGATTTTGATATCGACAGCCTTGCCCAAGGTATGAGCGCCGGGGCGCTCCTTTGCAGCCTCTATAGAATGAGTGACGTTGCGATACCCACTGGAAATGACAAAGGGGAAGTCACAGCGAGTCCGCAGACGCTGTAAAGCCTCCATGAAAGCAGCGTCCATGCCATTTTCGCCTGTCTCCTTACAGCTCATCTCATCATACGAAAAATTAGGCCACAGCGAAGGTCCAAGGTCATCCCACGCTTCTCGCGTCATGTTAGTAGTCCTAGAAAAAGATCCCAATCCATCACAACCATCGGTTCCCGTCGATCCCGCTTCAGAAAGAGCAGATCGTTATCTCCCTTCCACTTCTCAAGCTGAATAAATCCCGCCCCATCCTTACGCGCCTTTACTTCAGCCCTCAACTCTTTCATATCGGGAGATATCGCTTGTAGAGAACCATTCTTAACAGGGATAACCAGATCTCCAGAGAACTGACCGCCAGCACTTCCCGACAATGGCACCCGCTCTGCATAGACACCACAATCACGAAGCTTGTTCACAAGCTCTCGCTCTACACGAGATCCCTTATTCCTGCTTGTTCTGCCAGACATCACCTCTCCATTGTCAATAAAACTATCCATAAACGAGAATATAGCGACAATGGGAGATTACGTCAATTCCACTGTTGATCTATGACAGGGCAGAGATTATATTAGTAGTAAGAATAACCTACCGCATCGACTTCTGGCCCATCTGGTGGGAAAGCCAGAACTTCGGCAAGACATGATCCAAAACGTAAGTCGAGGGAGCAACCCTCGCTGGGCATTCGCCACCCACCAATAGACTGAGAGCAGTCTATCCAATAAACAACTCAATCCATCAAGGATCACCCACTGATGTAAACGCTTTGGCAGAAAGGGTGCGGCAGTGAACCACGTAACGGTTCGGGGCTACTGTAGAAAAATGGAAGGTAATGGTAACCACCAGAGAGGGTAGTAGGGGGGAACATATAAATCCCTCTAGATTGCTGTGAACCCCTTGACTCCTCACGAAAGATGTAGTATCTTGTAATTAATGCTCCTTCCTGAGAGTCCTCCTCAAAGGTTGCGCATAATCCCACCAGCCCTGCGATCTAATAAGGTCGCAGGGCATTCTTATAAGAAGATCGAAAGCCCAATGGCTTATGATTCTCTTACAGAAGCAGGCAAACCCCACCTAAAGGTAGAAGAGGATGTCACCGAAGCTATCTGCCAATACTATAGAATAGAAGCAGAAAGAGATAATGACCCCGGCTGTAGAATAGATAGGTTCTTCTACAGAAGAGATGAAGAGGGAGAAGGGGTATACAAAAAGCCCGTAGCACTCATAGAGATAAAGCATCGCAACAAAGGAAAAGGCGCTGTCAGCGACTACTTGGAGGGAGGGCGATGGGCCAAAGAGGGATATCTGATATCTACAGATAAGATAGACCACGGCATAACCTTATCCAAGAAGCACAAGATGCCCTTCGGAATAATCGTAGTCTTTGAAGGAAATAGCCCCAGCGACAAGCCCACCGTTACCCATTGGAAGGTCACTACCCGTTTAAATAACACCTTTACAGTGCCATTTAAACGAGTCAAGGAACGTAAAACAACACAGAAAAGCATAAACGGAGGGGTTAAAAGCGACCTCTGCGACATGATACCGACAAGTCAGATGGAGATAATGGAAGAGGTATCCGAACTCTACAGGAGAATAAGCGCATGAGCAATACCGATTATAGACCGCCAGCAGACAAGTCAGCGCCATTCAAGAACAAGCCAGAGAAGAGGGAACTGATAATAGACATAGTGGCTAAGTGGAAAGCGCTACCAACAGAGCTTAAAGAAGATAAGACGCTTGGAGAGTTAGCCAAAAGACATGGGATAACTCCCAATACCGCCTTCTACCACACCGCACGGTCTGCTGAAGTCTATCATCGGATGTTAACCGAAGTAGCTGGGAAAGGGCTGGATGAAGCACCAGAGATATTGCACACCCTCGCCTCCAATGCTAAAGAAGGACATACCCGATCAGCAGAAGTATACCTCGACTTCGTAAGGAAGACCCTAACAGACGATAAGCTCATAGCCCAAGTAAGACCCCCGAAGCAGATACAGGACACACTGGAGCAGATAGGCAAGGGCGCTAACGAGATGCTACAGATAGCAAAGGCATTAGCCAACCCCGAAGAGGCAAACGCCTACCTGCAATCCCAAGCCGTAGACGGAGAGTTCGTTGAGGTTGAAGACTCCCAACTTTTTCAAGAATCTGCATCCGAGGAACCAAACAAATCCCCCCGTATGCTGGTCAAAGGGGGGAACACCCCTACCCCGGGGGGTGTCGAATAGCTTCTTTACGTTGCTAACTACACCAACGCGCTAGCGTGGTTGGTCGTTCTCCCTCGTCACACGGTCCTCTCCTGTGCTCCGTTCACCTCGTGCGACTCTTCTCTTTCGTGACGCCTCTTCTCTCGTCACCCTTTCACCCTCCGCTCACCAGCGCGGCTACTCCTCTAGCTTCCTCTTCTCCGTTAGCTCGTCGTCTGCGACGCTACCGTCCCAGCGTCGGTGTGTCCCATAAAGCTGCTTCGCATCTTGATGGCGTAAGAGGAAGGGAAATATTATAAAGACACCGAGGCAGGGACGGCAGAGAATGCCTACGGCGCTCTTACGGCGTGGGCCAGCCAGCACAAGGAGTTGTAATTACTGTCCCACGCCGAGCCTGCGGCAGGCGACCACGACGAACTACGTTAGGTTTCAAGGTTCTTACGTGGTCTATTCGGAAGGGAAATATTATATAAAGACAGCATAAAAAACCTCACCCACCCATCCTTATTAGAAACACATTTACCACCCCCCTTTGTTCGATAATGAATTATACCTCTAATATCCCTAAATCTGACGAGAACAGCACTCGTCTTAGATACGGGATATTAGAATGCTCCTCGCTACAGAACGCTCGCTACCTTAAGTGTAACCGGACCCCCTACGCCGATGGCGTTCGCAAAAAGACGCGAACCCGGCTTCGGGTTTGCTTTCTTCCACCAGCCCGACCTCGTTGCGCTTCTTGTTATGTAGTGCTTTCGCACAAAAGACAAAGACGTGCGAAAGAATTATTATAGCGAATGCTCTCTCCAAGATGTCGGTCTTTCACTAATACGATATCTTGTCCCTTCTCTTCCCCCAAAAGATTCCCGGTGTTGGTAGTTGGCCCACACCGGCAACGGTGGCGAACGCTCCTGTTGTCGCGTCCTGCCGTTGCCTTTTGCCTGTCAAGGGAAGGGCAGATTCCGACCACTGAAAGAATGCGTTCGCAAAAAGACGCGAACAATGAACAAAGACGGTTTCCACTTCGTGGACCCTCCGTCTTTCTTCATTTTCTTTCCGGGCGTGGTCGCTGCCCAACCCTTGACAGTCAGTGCGTCCGGTTCCTTTTATATTGTTATTTTTATTTAGTTTACCTTACACCGAGGAGGAGCATCATGGACGTTATTCGCAATCAGGAACTTTGGAGCAAGGCCGGATTTGTGGTCTTCGAGGAACGTGACGATGCAGTGCAGTTCTGGAATGCTTGCAAGTCGCGTGACATCGCAGTGCAGGGCGGTCGTGTTGTCGGTCAGAACATGCATCGTTACTACGTGGCACGTGATATCGATACTGCTCGCCAGCGCGTTGCTGACTATGCCTTGTGGCTCGACGAGCTAATCCCTTGTTTTGAGCCTTTGCCTTACGAATTTGGTTATTTGAAGGAGGATGCGTGATGCCAGTTCATGCGCTTTTGGCGCTTGATGCCTACGCAAACCAGCGGCGGGATACCGAGGTTGCTTGCAACTTCTTTGGTGAGGAGGTCTTCGGCGAAGACTTCCTCGCTTGGGATATCGTCTGTGTTTCTATCATACTTGAGTTGGATAACCGATAAGGGGGAACAACGTGAATATTTTAAAAGCCCGTAACGCTAACCTTAAGGAGATCGCCATGAACGTCACGACCTTGAAGTCCAGTGCAATGCAGTTCGCAAGCCGCATCATTCCTGAGTGGTCTCAGGAATGGAATGAGAGGATTGATGAGCTTCAGTACGACGCGAAGGCTCTGAAGGATGCCGTTATCGTCCGTTTCAGCACCGATCCGCAGGTCTTGCAGGAGATGGACGAGAATTACTGGAACGCCAGCGAGGAGGCACACACGTCGTTGGCTCCAGAGGATTGTGAGAGGATTCATCGTCGCACTCGTTGGGTGCAGGTGGCGGTTGTCAATCGTTTAGACGCTTTGGCAAAGAGGTGGAATTTGCCAGAGGTGTCGCTTGGTTGCGGTCCCGATAACACTGCGATGTTCTGCACTCCCGACACCGTTGAGAGCGTTAACCCGCCCGAAATCAATCCGTGCTGGAAGTTCATCGACCACGTGGAACTGGAGGAGCAGAGGGCGCGGACCCGCAAGGAAGCCACTTCGGAGATAGTGGCGGCGGCTAAGAAGCTTGGGAAGAGCCTCGGTGCCGTGGCTGGCTTGTTCATCGGGTTTGTCGGCGTTGTCTGCGCCATCTACTTGGGAGGCTACTTGGGGTCCATAGCAGCGTTGTTCGCCCTTGGTGCGATATTTGAGTTGATAGCTTAGTAGCATTCGTGGCAGTGCGGTGCAACTCTGCATCGCACTGCTTGCAGTTCACCCACGGAGCACCAGCTTCGTGAGACCTTGGAGGTTTACCTTGGTTCGCATTAATAGCTCGTCCTTGCTGTTTGATCGTCCGCTAACGAAGCCCGTCGAAGAGACTTCGGAGCAGATGGTTTACCCAGTGTTGTCCAGCAGTATCAACCCTCAGTTCTACGGGAACGATGGGTTGCAGTCCTACTCCATCCTTGGCAGTGACGGTGAGACGGTCATCGGTCACGAGCCTTACCTGCTTAACGTGCGTCCGCAGGTTTCCTCGTTTCATGGCGTTTATGACTGGCGTTGGGATGCGGAGCATTCTCCCGAAGCGCGGAGCATCGCCGCCCAGCTGTCTATGACCCACAATGGTCCACAGCGTTTGGTCGTGGATCGTTACAGCTTGTGGAAGATCGTCCCCTTGGGCGGCTATCGCGTGGGTAAGTGCTTCGTCGGCGGGATGGAGCGGAACATCATCGAAGACCAGAAGCAAGCCGCTGAAGCGGTTGCAGTGCTTCAGCGGAAGTACGATGAGAACAAGGAAGAGATCGACTACCGGGAGAAGTGGGAGTCGGTTATCGGCCGCCCGTTGAAGGGTCTTCGCAGCATCACCGACATCACCTCGCAGGGGCTTTGGGATAAGCCTCTGGATGAGGTGCAGCTGTTCCTCGCTGAGGGAGATCCTTCGACCAACGAGGTGGAGTTGTTGGCAGCGGAGCAGGCTGCTGACAAGGTGGAAGAGATGCTTAACCTCGACCGCCGCAGGGAACTGGCTCGTCGGGAGCTGTCGGCATTGGCCAAACGTGCCAAGTCGATACCGAAGATGTTCAAGGGACGCAAGAGCACTCTCTGGTCCGAAGCTTGGAAGCGTTTCTATCGTCGGCGTGATGAGTTGGTTTCTCAGGGGCTGATCTCGGACCCGATAACGGTTCGTCAGGCCGCTCAGTACCGAAAGGTCGGTGCTTACGTCTACTACAGCTTGGTAGCGGCACGTCGATTCGCTAGCTTGGCAAGTCGGATCGGGTCGGTAAGCACCAGAAACAGAAACGTCATTATCACCCGACAGGAGTCTACGGGTCACTACTACTGTCTGGTCAACATGGCATCGAAAGACCCGAAGAACGAGGTTGAGACTTGGTTCGCGGGTCGGCCCACGCCATCGCCTTACCGCCGTGGCGATTTCAAGCGCGACTACAGCGCAGTGCTTCGCTGGGTGGGTGGCGATAAGCCGGAGAGTTCCTATCTGGAGCGCACCCCGGCAGATGCCAAGGACTCGGCACCTTCGCGCAAGTCGAAGTTCGATCACGTCTTCGGCACCAGCTTCGGGAACCGTTGGCTGGATGACGAACATCTGGAGGTTCGCAAGCTCCCCATCGGTAAAGGGGGATTTTGGAGTGACTTCAGAGCAGTGACCGACGAAGAGGCTGAGATGCTTCTTCAGATGTTCTTCGGTCACATGGACTTCCACACCGGAATCGACAGCATGGTGGTACAGGCCGTTGCTGACGATAACGAACGCTCGGGCGAGGATCTGGTAGGTGGTTACGAAGCCACCAACTACAGTGAAGACCTCGGCGGCGAGGACAACGCGAGGACTTACGCTTGGCACGAACGAGAGTTCGATGCTGAGATGGAAGACTATCGCTAATCGCTATGGGGGTGGTGGGCCACCACGGACACCACCCCCGTTTGCCTTCGGCAGAAAGGTAAATTGATTATAAAAAATAACACATACCTCGCACTCGACGCGTCTCGCTTTCTCAGGCGGGGGGCCGGGGCCGAACGTATGCAGAGGGGGAAAAAGATATGCTTGGTAAATATGACAGCTGGAAGCTCGCCTATCCTCCAGAATGGGATCGTCCTCAGATTTGTGAGGATTGTGAACAAGAAGTAGATGAGTGCGAGTGCGAAGAAGAAGAAGAAGAGGGGGAAGAAGAGGAAATAATATATACTTCTTCTTTCAATATACCACCCGGGCAACCATAGGAGATTGCCATTGCGGTAATAATGCTGGGGCTTGCGCCTTTGTGGTAGGGTGGAAGTCAAGCCTGTAATCAGCAGAAAAGCCACACCTTGTGTCGATTGGAGCCGTAAAGAGGCAGATCGTGCGCGATCACAGGAGAAGAACACATCTTCTCATCCAATCACATGACACACGAACTGTCAGAGGACGCCTCTCGCCGCTCTACTGGTGCGTGCGCATACAGCCAGTATGACCAGAGGTTGCGAGACAGTTCGCCTATCATTATCCCCGAGAGGTCACAATGCCCCGCAGAATAGTCAAAGACAAAAAGGAGCTATACCAAGAACTTAAGTCCTTCTTCGGAGAAGAGCAGGCAAAGAAATTAATAGGGGGAATAGCAAAGGATCTGGAAAGGAGACACACAGTAGTCTTAAACATCTTGAGCGAAGATCCGCTCGTTATCTCTGGTCCTACAAAGCAGAGCAGGGCCAAGGAACGTAGACGTATGTATGCGATGAGGAAGAGGGGGAACAAGAACAAATCAACTAAAGGCAAAGGAGGAGCCAATGCCTAAAACAAGAAGTATGTCCAGCCTCCCGCATGAGGTTGAGGTTGAAATGATCTCACCCAAAAAAGCTGGAGAGTATCTCGACGGAACATTTCGCCGGAATCGCCCGATTACGAATGAAGTAGTATCCATGTATGCCAAGCGCATGGAAGATGGAGACTTCCTAAACGCTACCCCTATCGTCTTCGCACAGGTTGGCGATGATGATCTCGTGTTGGTTGATGGCCAGCACAGACTGAGCGCAGTGAAGAGGGGGAAGAAGTCGTTGAGGTTCACAGTGCAGACCTACTACCTCCTCAATGAAGAAGAGTTGCAGACGTTGTATGGCACTCTCGACATTGGCCGCGCTAGGAACTTGAATGACAACGTGCGCGCTCACGCTTTGGCAGAAGATATCTCGCTGACACAGCAGGATGCTACGCGCCTTACCAGTGCCGTGAACTACGTAGTGTTCAAGCGTCCCGCCTTCAATATCAAACCACGTCAGTGTGGCACATTCAAAGAGCAGATTGAAAGAGCGAAGGAATACACACAAGAGGGACAGTGGTATTTCGATCTGTTGAAGAGGGCACCGAAGCCCATGAAGACCATTGCTGGACAGAAGGCTATTATCGCATCGGCAATGATAACTATGAAGGGGAGTCCAAGTAAAGCACGTGATTTCTGGACAGGCACTCTTCTCCTTGAGGGACTTCAAAACACTGATACGAGATACCGACTCCATATGAAGCTTTTAGATATATTCACACACACCAAGAAGGGAAGTCTTAGCGTCTCTTCTTGGATGGTAGCGTCGATCATCGCCTCATGCTGGAATGCCTATGTCAGTCGCCGGCAAATAACGGTGATCAAGGGGCTTGGGACTATCGTTTTCAAGCAATGTCGGTGGCGTGAGGTGGTAGAGAAGAACACTGGAGGGGGAAATGTATTCAGAAAGGGGAAAGAAGCATGAGTAAATATCCACAGGTTCCCGGCCACAACAAGGTCGATACCAGCATAGAGGCGGCCGAGAGTATGGAGAAGAGTTCGGCAACGCTGAGAACAAGAGTGCTGAACATATTGGGTGGAGCGGATTTTCCCTTTGTCTATCCTATGACATCGGAGCAAATCTCAGATATCAGCGGGATCTCTCACGATAATGTATGGAAGAGAATTTCCGAGCTGAGAGGGATGGGCAAAGTAGAAGATAGTGGGGAAAGACGTAGGAATAGAAGTGGGAGAAAAGCAATAGCATGGAAGATTCGCACAGAGGAAGGACCAGATCCTGCTTGCAGAAAGGAGAGCAAGAAAGCATTGCGGGAGCAAATAGATAGATTGAACAGCCGCATAGCCGACCTGAACAATACGATCAATCAGCTTGTCGGGTAGGACTTGAAGGGGGAACAATAACAACCTATAATAGAGAGGAGAACGATCATGTCTTTGAACATGGTGATATTGCAGGGAAACTTGTGCGCGGACCCCGAGTTGCGTAAGACCAGCAAGGATATGTCGGTGTGCAATTTCCGCATTGCTACCAATGAGTATCGTGGTGGCGAAGAGAAGGCCGAGTTCCACAAGGTGGTCTGCTGGGACAAGACCGCTGATAACGTAAACTCTTACTGCACAAAGGGTAAGAACGTCACCGTAGTCGGGCGTCTTCAGACTCGCAGCTACGAGGACAATGAGGGAGCTACCCGCTACGTGACAGAGGTGAATGCAAACCGCGTGGTGTTCGGTGGTGGTGGTAATGGGAATGACAACGGTAAATCCGCAGAGGAGGCATTGGCAGAGTTTCCAGACGTTTAGCAGTTAATTGACCAGATGTGTGTAGGGTTTATCAGTCTCTGGGCAAGTGACATATAGTTGCTTGGGGAGACTTGAGACTGATACAGAGAACTCGCTCTGGGGTCGTTGCTTGTCACTGGGGAGAACAAGCAACGACCCATCTTACGCATGTCTGGTCTTTTCTTTTGGGAGATCCTTATGAAAATCGATGAAAAAAACTACGACCAGCACTTAGACGGCACTCCGTCGCGTGGTTTGCACATATGGCTGGATGCGGTTGACCGAGACATCGCAGAGCTTAGTAGGACAGTCAAGGCATTGAAGAGCAGGGCCATCCAAGTGATGATAGAGAATATCGAACTCCGTGAGAAGCTCAAGTCCTCCGTCATTGAAAAGGGGGAAAGCCTCATGAGTGAACGAGAGAAAGCACTCGCAGATAATCCATTCTAAGGAGGAGGAGATGGAAGCGCCGAGGGAGCATATGCAAGAACCCTTTGAAATGAATGAGGGGCATACGCCAGTCCATGACAGCTTGTATGGGATCACTGCTATGGGATTAGCTGGAGAGATCTACAAGCCTGCTGGCATTATCCACACCCACGCCAAGAGCATCTGCGAACGAGGCCACTTCGACGCAGTATTCTTGGAGATGTTGTTTGAGACAGAAACCTTCTGGGCGATCCCCCGAACAGGAGGAAATGTCTACGTCATAGTGAAGCGAGAAGGTATACCCCAACTCGCATAATACAGTCTACCTTGGGCGATTACCCCTTTTCGCCCAAGGTAGCTTTATAAAGGGGGAGAATGAACAATCATACTGGTAAGGCAATGAGAAGAGAACCGCACAACTCAGGGTGGGCAAGGCTATGCGCGAGTGTTCTCTACTATGCTTTCCATGAATACTCTTCATTGTGCAGGGCTATAGAAGAGCAGTCGCTAACAAAGGATTCAATGATAGAGATTCAAGCTCGTATGGAGTCAATAGAAAGGTTTCTATTGGATTACGATAACCCGTATGTAGGATTCCTTGAAGGCTGTGGACACGTATTTGACACCGAGATGGTTAAGATAGTGCTACGGTCGTATGAAGGGGGAGAATTGTGTCCTAAAACATTAGGTAGGATCTCAGGCTCAACCGCAACCTAAAACCAGAGGAGGAAACAATGGTTGAGACAGTTGGACCGCTAGAGGTTGATCATCAAAATCGCCTGTTAGTAGCAGAGGATAATATTGGAGATCACCAGTTGTGGAACCACCGTAACAGTGTCGAGATCACGTATGACGATCTACGACAGATCACCCCTCCCGATGATACTGATAGCTACACTGCTATTGGTCATTCGGACTTTGCTGAAACCCTGTATAAGCACGCTGATAGGCTTATGCAACCGAAGGGTTACCAGCTTGAGGGACAGAAGTATATCGTGAGCAAAGAAGGCGATCGTATGTTTTTTGTTCATAGCTATGCCAATGGCGATTCTGGATTGCGCCTTGCCTTGGCGGGTAGGAACAGCTATGACAAGAGCATGACCGCTGCGTTGGGCATTGGCGCAAAGGTTACAGTATGCGACAACCTCTGCATGATTACCGAGGATGGAATCAGCATCTTTCGTAAGCACTCCGGTAATGCCAGAGGCTACCTCAATGATCAGATAATCTTGGGTATGGTGAAAGCTACCGACTCTTGGGATGACATGAGGAACGATAGGGACCGCATGGCTGAAACCGACTTAGAAGAACGCGAAGGCTTTGAGCTTATGGGCTATGCGAAAGCTATGACCAAGGGCAACAAGGCCAAGTCTAAGAGGCTGCTGGATACGCCCAAGCAATGGAATGCGGTTCAAAGCTACTGGGAAGCTCCAAAGCACGACTATGAGGGTGGTAGCCGCACTCTCTGGGCGTGGTATAATAGCTTCACTGTAGATATGAAGGAGTTGAAGCCCGACCTTCAGCTCGCACAACATGCTTCGATTCACTCTATAACAAAGGGGGAATTGGTTCATAGGACAGCGAAATCAGACGCTGAACATGGCGATGAAGCAGACTTCAACGGAACAGTTAATCGTTTGCTGGAACGAGAAGAGTAAAGGAATTGCCGCTGGTCCGAAGCCTCGTTCTGTATAAGATCTCTGGCTGAAGGGCGGCATGTCATAGACATGGGTTCGCTACTCATAGGCATCGGCCAATGCCAGTCTATGGCGAATCAGTTAGAAGACCGATACTGCGACGATCACTTTCACGTCACTCCCTGTAGTCACTATGTGAGATGATTCTAGATAGCTCACGTGACTATACAGTTCTCACGAAAGATAACGAGCAGTCACTCGTCTTCTAACTGGTTCATATAACGAGGAGGATTCATGTTATTATTTTCGGGATTGTTAGGCGTATGCAGTTGGCTTGTTGAAATCGTTGTTGTTAGGCAAGTGCCAGCCGTATGGCGCATTGCCAAGAAATCCACTAAAGCAAGTATATCCATATCACTAATAACAGCACTTGTAATATCTACGCTATTTGGAGCCTCTGGCGTACATCTGTTGCTGGCATCCATGATAGCAATCGTATTGTCGCATATGACATATAGAGTGGCTGGGACAGGGGGAAGAATACATGAAGGATTTAATAAGACGATTAGAAGATTGGGAGAAAAGCGTAGAAAGCGAAGAGAGAGAAGAGAAGAAGCATCGCGTTTGGTATTTGATAGAGAGAGCAGGGATAATCGCTATTATCATCGCCGCAACATTCTTAATCCACGCAGTGACCAAGATATGGAGTCTTAGCCAATGAGCATGTATGAAGATGACCTGCCATCCGAAGAGGGCTACAAGTATGAAAACGTAGTCACTTCACAAGAGTTGGCAGAGAAGCAGTTTCGATGCCTTAAGTACTGGCAAGAAGAAGAGCGAATGGTTATAGAGCATTACCATAAGGAACTTGACCGCATTAAGCTATGGAGAGATCACAAGATAAATAGAATTGCCGAGAAGAAGCGATGGCATGAGCACGGCTTGCAATTGTATCTGGAGCAGAACGGCAAGAAGAGCATGGATCTTGTTCACGGCAAAGTAAGTAAAGTTATCGGTAGAGAAGTAGTAGAAGTTAAGGACAAAGATAAATTCAATGAATGGTATCTAAGTGAAAATAATGAGTATAAAGATGTCGATAGGTTCTATATCACCAAGATCACTCCAAGCTTAGATCTGATTAAGAAGCACGTAAAAGAGACAGGAGAGATACCAGAAGGGTGCTTCTTCCATCGTAAGCCCGATCAGATAAAAGTTAAAGTGAAAGAAGATGCTCCAGATAATCGCCTTAATGAAGAAGTCTACGAGAGGGAACAAGTCCTTATGCAGGAACGAAACTACGAGGAGGAGCAAGTTCAGTCAGAGCCAGAAGATATCCCCTTTTAATAGAAAGGAGTGGCAATGCCACTAAAACTGCACGGCAAAGAGTATATGACGGTAGCAGAGCGAATCAATCTGCTACTTAGTCAGAACGAGGTAACGCGACATTATTCGCTGAATACGGATATTGTTGAAAGCACCGATGACCACTGTGTTATCAAGGCTACGCTAACTCTTGGAGAGCACAAGTTTACGGGCCACGCAATGGAAGAGAAGGGCAACAAGGGAGTCAATAAGACCTCTCATGTTGAGAACTGCGAAACCAGTGCGATTGGAAGGGCATTGGCTGCCGCTGGTTACCACGGATCTGAGTTCGCCTCTGCTGATGAGCTTGTTGAAGCATTAAATAAGCAATCGGAGAACAATTCCACATCACGACCCCGCCCCGAATCCACCCAAGGAAACAGCGTGGCAAAGAGTGATACCGGTGGATTCAACGGGGGCTATTATGATTTCCTTAAACAGTGCGCCGAGGAAAAGCCAAGGGTCGGGGAAGCCCAATACAGGGCCACGCTAATGACGCATGAGCTGGAGAAGGCGAATCAGATAGAAAAGAATAATAAGAAGATGATGGGAGATATTCTTGAAAAGCTGAAAGAGCTTAAGCCAGTTACCAATCCACTAATATTCCCTATGGAAATAAACTACATATGCTCCAAGGGAGATGAAGTTCGCTCTCAGATAGAGTCGCAGATGTCGGCAGCGAACAAAACGATGATTGATGACTACAAGACAGATGGAGAGAAGCAGGGCTTGCTGGACGTAGCCCACATAGCCCTGCAAGCTTTCCTATCTAAATCCTAACCCTGTCATAAGTGCCTTAGAGGGCTCCTCTTCTTTGTGAGCTTCTCTAAGGCGCTTGATGGCAGTATAGTCATAGGATTCTATTGCAGACATGTAATTGCCATGCAATATATCCAGAACCATGTCGGCTGGTGGACCTCCAACCGTCTTCAACACCCCACGGTTGGCAAGGTTAGTGGGCGTAAAGTCTTCCAACGGATGCCCCACTTGCAATGGAAGGTTGGAGGCTCCACCTCCCGCCGCAAGGGAAGCAGCAGATCCCAGTGCTCCGTAAGCTAACATATGCTTTGAAAGAGGGGCAATGTCACCGTCTTTAATAGCATTCTCAAGAAGTTCCGCAGAGAAGTTCATCTGATGCAAGGCATAAGATTTGAACATCAAAAGGAATCTTGCACCGGGGCTGTAAAAAAGAGGTATTGTTCCAGCACGATTGAAGGGGAAGTGGGTTTTTTGTACAAAGCGACGAGAATCGATCACTGCCGCAGCGTGTTCAAGACCGTCTTCTATGTTTTTCTCGTACTTGCCTAAGAAAGCAACGCCACGGTTAAAGTCTTCAGACATACGAGCAGGGAACATCGTTGCTTCCTCAAGCTGGCTGAAGAATCCCAAGCCCTTGCTGGGGCTAAACTCTCTAGCCTCTGGAATGTCGGAAAGGATTCCAGAATCATTGAGGACATTTTCTATAGTCTCGCCATTTTTAAACCTTGCTTGCTTATTTCCTACATATCTGCTGACTCCACGTGAAACACCTTTTACCCCGAGAAGGGGCATAGAGTTAGCCAAGGTCTGAGTAAGATTTATAACTGCATGACTCATAGAAAGACCAAGCTTCGCTATTACCATTGCCCGATACATCGATTCCAATACAACAGGACGAGCATGGGCATTTCCAAGACCAGCACGAATATCGTCAATCTTTAAAGCAAGCCTCGCCCTGTGCTTCTTTACATCAAACCCCTTGAGCTTCCCATCCGTAGTCTGCTCATCTGCCTGCTTTATTAAGTCGTTAAACCAATCGGTGACCTCTTGCTCTTCGGCATTGCTAAAAGTGTAGCCGCCTTCTCTCGCACGAGGAGTATTGCCGCGAAGCTTGCCAAGCAATCCTCTGGTTGGAGCATCTCCAATAAGCTCTACAAGATGGTCGATATTCCTATTAAATAGCTCGTTGTTCTTCCACCAATTTGCCCAAGTGTGCTTCCACGGAGTAGGCTTGCCTACAACATAGTTGACCCAGTTGGCGTATTGGCCTTCTATATTCATAGATCTACCATCTACTCCCTTGCTGGGTAGCCTACCGAGTATAGAACGAGACATTTTTAAAAACTTAGAGAAAAGAGGCGTTTCTGCCGCACCAGAGAGGTAGGTGTACATTACTGCATCAAGGTCCATATTGTAACCTTCTGCGCCAACTTCTCGCGCAGACAAGCTGCCAAAGTACTTCATTGATGGGATGTTCTCTACAGCCTCATCATCAAGGAACTTGGTGACCTTGCCAATCCGATTCCCTAATTCCATGCTCAGTCTGTGAGCGCGGAATGCCCCAGTCTCCCCATCAAAAATATGAGGGAAGTAGTCCTTTAAATATCCAGATTTATCAAAGTGAAGCCCAATGTGAATACCGCTTTCATCCAGTAGACCTCGTAGTTGATTGTATATTTCTACTAGATCTCCATTCTGCTTTAGTATCTCGTTTGTATTTTCTCCGTTTAGAGCTTGGACCAATAGATTTTTTTTGCGGATCTCCTCTTCAACTGCCCTTTTGCCAGACTCTCTTCCAAGGGCAGCATATGCCTTCATTTTATTGCCAGCACTTAGTGGCTCTACGATCTTTTGATATCGGCCAATCCAATCCATTTTTAGTTTGCCGATTTCCTCAAACATATTCATGCCATACTCAACGCCTTGCTTTGTCAGGGGATGCGAACCCAGCCCCCAGCGAGAGTATGGAGGAACCACCTTAAGAAAATAAGGAAGACCCAAGTCTTTAAATATATCAGCAGAGGGGTCTTTCCCCATCTCATAACCGCCCGGCACATACTTTCCGTCTTTTACTCCAGCTGGTCTCCAGAATTTGCCTTCGGGATCAATGCTAAATCTCAGCCTGTCTTTCACTAATGCTTCGCGTATTTCCCTTACATTCTCCTTGAAAGACTTTTCACTTTGCCAGCCTTTTGTTCTTGCAAATGCGGCCTTCCATCCTTTAGTGGAGTTCTCTACTTCAATATCTTGTATGCGAATCGGGTCTATATCTTTAAACATAATCTCAGCGTGTGCGCGTTGTCGCTGAGCGTAGTCAACTCTATATACTTCTGATCGAAGAAGTGTTTCCATCTGGCGCGATTGCGCCATAGATAAAGAGGGAGACATTAGCTTGTTGGCTATTTCTGCATCTATAACTGTCCCATCCCTCTTGAGAGTTGTGTTTAATACGTCCACTAATTCTGCAATGCGAGATCTCTGAGATTCCGTCGATGGCCTATTCAATACTCTTTGGTCAAATCGACCAGCTTTGTCTCTAAGGGCATCCGTTGGATTGCGTATTGCCTTCTTGTGTATTCTTGATACTAGATCATTAAATTCATTATGCCTAAAAGTCGGCCTATCTGCTCCTGCTGCACCAGAAGATCCAAACTCGGGAGGCCCATACTCTGGAGGCATTGCTCTGTCGGCTGGTATTTCCCGATATACAAGATTGCGCAATTCCTTAAGGGTTATCTGCCCATGTAAATACATTTGAAGGGCTTCTTCGCCTTGATGCGGGGAGGTAAGTAAAAACCTATCATATCCTTCTTCTACAACTTTAATACCTTCCATCGCAGCATCGAATTGATCTATTGTATCTATATTTTCGCGTATCGCTTCGTCTATATAGCCGCCACCATCACTGCGAAAAGCACTGCTTTGTCGTTCGCCGCCGGGAAGGAACCCCTCTCTAAATGCACTTAAAATTGCTCTTCGTGCCTCATCGTTAACGATTGCTTTGCCGATTGTTTCAGAATTATTTGTATCGAACCATTTTGATACACCGGGTAATCTACGGGCAATATCTTTAAAAGTAATGCCACTTTCAACATCACGTTTTCTACTATCACGATCTGTTGGTATTCCCGATTCTTCTGCTTGCTCTTTGGCAACTCTAGCGGATTCCATTGCAGCTGTCTGCTCCTCGGGAGACAGCTTCTTGCCTTCTCGTATCTTCTTCCATGCCCTAATAGCAACAGTGCCAGTGCCTTCCATCATTAATCCAGCAGCAGTCCACATTGCTGACATCTTAATCATCTCATCGACATCGCCATCGCTTGCTATCCAGCCTTGAAGTGCGCCGGGAACGGACTCGGCGGTAACCACTTGGAAGACTTTGCCGCCCAAGCTTAGTTTCTTACTTGCATCTGCTGCTTCAATGGCAATTCCACCAGCTTTAGAGGCTTTCTGTGTCATACCAGCAAGCCTCGCCAATTTGCCAGCACCAATATACGCACCACCAGCAGGGATCAATCCACCAGCCACGCTACCAGCGACACGAGAAGGCTGTACTTCACCAAAGTAAGGAACTTCTATATCTCCAGCTCTGGGAATTTCTTTGCCCTTATAAGCACCAAAGGAGATCGTTTCCTTGAAGCCTTCTTTTAAAGCGTCTATCTCTGCATCAATGCTAATAGGCAGATGCTCATAAGGATCAAATGCCTCAAATCCCGACTCAACTATGATAGTATCCAAGGCATCCGAATACTCTGGAAACTGATTGTAAAGATTTGCGAATCTTCTCTTATCGGCATCTGATAGCTTAATAGCGGCCATTGTTAGCCTCCAACCCTTGTACTAAGAGCGTCACCTTCTGCAGTGCTGCGACCTTGGTGCTTTTCGAGTATGCTACCAACTAATTCTGATATTCTATTTTTAACCTCCTCGTCTCTTTTATTCTTTTCTCTTTTTACCAGTGTTTGGCTTCTTCCAAGCACTGCCTCACTGAAAAGCTCTGGTCTATCCATACGAAGAGCTTGAACTTCTCTAATGAAATCTATTCTCTCCTGTATCCCACGTCGAATCTCGGGATCAGCAGTGAAGTCAACCCAACCCCGCATAGGCTCGTTGCCGGGAATTATCTCTTCTCCCTCTTCTGTCAGGCCAAGCATGAGGTTCAGAGTAGGCATTAGATCGTCTAATCCACCCTCGGACCATAGCCAAGAGTAACCGTAGCCGCCAACGTACTCAGCGAGTTCGGTGTCATCAATTTCTTGGACGAGCCAGTCTATCATCTTCTCTACTTCAGACTCAAGATAGGCCATCTCGTCTTGCTTGGGGATATGACCACCGTTTATCTTATCTGTAAGTGTTTTAGCCTTTGCTATGTCAATGTCGAGTTTAGCAAATTTATGTTGAGACTCCATTATTAATCTCTGTCTATCAGTCTCATCCATCCTCTCGTAATGCGCTTTCAGTGCCTCGTGCTGTTCCCGTTGTAGCTTCATGCGATCTTCATGGCGAGACTGATCGTCAAGCATCTTTTGATGCTCTATGCGCTGGGCATGATATGGACCCATCTCAAATCCATCCATATCTAGAGGAGTCGATCTACCAAACATTGCATTAAGCTGCTCTGCAACCGGCTTTAGCCAATGGCCAGCTTCTTCGCCAGTAGGGCTAAATCCATCCATTCCTTTTCTGACATCTTTAAACGCAGACTTGACAAGGTTTCTAGACCTTCTGTCTGGATTTACATTGTCTTCAAGGTCTTCTTTTGCGGCAGCAAAGCCATTTATATAATCTTGAAAGGATTGCCAATGTCGGTTCTCTCTTGATACTAGATCATTAAGTGAATCTTGCTCCGTAGATCCTATAATCTCTATGTCTTTGCCCTCTGCAAAAGATGGAGCATCTCGGCCAAACTCATCGGGT